CCCGGAGCGTTCATCGACTTTGTGGACCTGGCCCACGGTGAGGGCGCAGAGCAGGAGGTCATCATCGGAACCGGCGAGCCCATCAGTCTCTGCCATTCCGACGAGGGCAGCGATTCCGGCTCCAATCCCAATCCCCCCAAGAGCGACCCCAAGCCTGATGGAAACCCCAACGAGACCATCGAGGATGTGTGGAAAACCCTCACTCCCAAGCAGCAGCTTGCTATGGGGGTCATGCTCAAACAGGCCGCCGAGGATGGTGGCCAATCGGGCGATCCTGCTCCCAACCCTGACGGAACCACCGGTTCCGTCCAACATTCTGACAATCCTGAAGGAGGAGACAACATCATGAAGCACAACGTTTTCGACAAGCCTGACGAGGTTCAGGGTGTTACCCTGAGCCACTCCGCCCAGATGGAGATTATCGCCAGCGCCAAGACGAAGAGCGTCGGCACCTTCCAGGGCGCCCTGAAGCTCTATGCCGAGCAGAACAGCGACACCCTCAAGCATGGCATCGACGACATCGAGGCTCTGTTCCCCGAGTACAAGGATCTGAAGACCGGCGCTCCCGAGCTCATCACCCGGGACCAGGGCTGGGTCGGCGTGGTCATGAGCAAGGTCCACAAGAGCCCTATCAGCCGCATCCGCACCAAGAACATGGATGCCCGCGGCGACGACATCCGGGCCCATGGTTACCAGAAGGGCAAGCGCAAGACTCCCTCCGGTAACATGAAGCTCATGAAGCGCACCACCGACCCCCAGACCATCTACATCCGGGATTCCATGCACCGGGACGACATCATCGACATCACCGATTTCGATGTGGTCAACTACCAGTACGGCGTCATGAAGATGGCCCTCAACGAGGAGATCGCCATCGCCATCATGATCGGTGACGGCCGTGACGAGGCCGACGAGCAGAAGATCTCCGAGGAGCACATCCGCTCCATCTGGAACGACGATGACCTCTACACTATCCACTATGACGTGGATATCGAGGCCGCCCGGAATGAGATCCAGGGCTCCCGCACCGACATGAACTTCGGCGAGAACTACATCTACGCCGAGGCCATGGAGGCCATCATCACCGCCGCCCTGTACTCCCGTGAGAAGTTCAAGGGCACCGGCACGCCCGATCTGTTCTGCACGCCGCATCTGGTCAACGTGATGCTGCTGGCGCGCGATATGAACGGCCGCCGCATCTACAACTCCAAGGCCGACCTGGCCGCTGCCCTGAACGTCGACAACATTTACACCGCCGAGCAGTTCGAGGGCCTGGCCCGCACCGACAAGGACAACGTCCAGCACAAGCTCCTGGGCCTCTTCGTCAACCTGGCCGACTACACCGTCGGTTCCACCAAGGGCGGCGAGATCACCCGCTTCAACCAGTTCGACATCGACTTCAACCAGGAGAAGTACCTGATCGAGACCCGTCTGTCCGGCGCTCTGCACCGGCTGTGGTCTGCCATCGCCCTGGAGGAGCCCGTGAAGCCTGCTTCTGGCGCGGCCGCCTAAGGGAGAAAGTTCAAAATGGCAAAATTTTATGGACCGGTAGGCTATGCTGATACGGTTGAGACAGCGCCCGGCGTTCACGAGGAAAAGATCACCGAACGGATGTATAGCGGTGACCTGCTTCGGAACACCGGGCTTCTTCAATCTGCCGAAACGCTCAACGACAACGTCAACGTTGCAAATGAGATCAGCATAGTCGCCGATCCATTTGCCTATCAGAACTTCTACCGGATGCGCTATGTCGGGTTTATGGGCACGAGATGGAAAGTGACCAAAGTGGAAGTACAGTATCCGAGGCTGATCTTGACGATTGGGGGTGTCTACAACGGAAAGAAGAATCGAACTTCACGAAAATCTGTGTAACATCCTCGATTGTCCTGACAGAGGCGATGAATGCCGGGCCTATTTCCAGCCCCCTGCTGATGTGGAGATGGAATATGACTGCATCGTCTATGAGCGGAAGCTCATGAAACCAACGTTTGCCAACAATCAGCCTTATTTGCTGCACGACTGCTATCAGGTGACTCTCATTTATAGGAACCCTGACAGTGACCTGCCCAAAAAAGTTGCGCTGCTGCCGATGTGCGTTCACGAACGCCATTTTACAGCGGACAACCTGCACCATGACGTGTTCACCCTATACTTCTAACCTTATAAAGGAGGAAATCGACAATGAGTAGAATGAAATGGGACCAGATCGGCGAGCGCCTGTTTGAGACTGGCCTGGA